GGTGTCAATTGGCTTAATATGTTACTAGACCATGAGCTATTTTATGGGAATATGTTTCGTGATGATGAGGTAACCATTGAAGTGGAATAAGAAGAATGATTACTATATGGAACATCTTGGGGAGCATTTATCATTTTCCATAAGTAAATCAACAGTTTGCGGAAAAATGCAATACGAATTGTGGAGAATTCCATATAACAACGCAACATTCATATATCGGAGCGAGAGTTTAGACAATGTTAAAGCACAAGCCATTCAATATTACAAAAAGCAACTTGCCAGTGTTGATGTTAAGGCTGCAGGATCTGCTGGATCAACCAGAGAGAAACTGGCAGGTGATAATCAAGGAGCGCTCTTCTGATCGCAGCATAGAACAGAACTCTAGGCTATGGGATTTGTACACCAGCGTAGGCGATTATTTAGGATACAGTCCAGAAGAGGTTCACGATCTTATGGGATACAAGTTCTTGCTGATTGAAAAGAATATTGGCAGGGAGAAGGTAACAAAGGTTCAGAGTACTACGAAGCTATCAGTAAAAGAGATGGCAGCATATCAAGAGAAAATAGAAGCGTGGGCTAGTAACTTGGGATGGAGTTGGTGATGACTAAAGACGAAGCATTACACAAAGCGTTAAAGGTTTTAAATTGTTTAAACAACGACAGAGTATATGAAACTGCATGGGTGAAAGGCGCAATCAATGCGTGCGAAGAAGCACTAGAACAACCAGCGCAAGAACCTGTGGGATATTTGCAAGAACAATCGCCTAATGGTAAAGGATTTTTTGCTACATATTTACCAATGAAAGATATGAAAAATAAACCACTCTACACCCACCCTCATCAAGATGGAACAAGTCCATCGAAGTGGACTGCATTAACGGATGATGAGATAGCAAGATTATCTGATGAAGTGTTTGGAAGCCGATTAGCTAGTACATTAGATGATTCAGATTTTAAGTTTGCTCATGCTATTGAACAAGCATTAAAGGAAAAGAATGCTATTAACGCTTAAAGATTACATATTGTGCTACTCACCAGCCTATGCGTTAGGTGTTGCTACTGGATTACTGTTAGCTGTAGCGTTACGCACTACACCAAACAAAACTACTCAATGGAGATTGAAGCATGGAAAAGTCAGTAAATCAGTTCATTAAAGAGATGGCTGAAGCTGGGTTTGATGGATCGTTTCGTGCTACCAATGGTGAGCATACATATCGTGGAACTATAGAAAATGGTAAAATATCAACTGTGAAGGTGCAGTCTGTAGCAGAGAGCAGAGCAAAGATTAAGGAGATACTAGGAGATGACAAAAGATGAGCGTAGACATTATGGCAAGATTACTGATATTGGTTGCATTGTTTGCTTGCTTGCTGGGTATGGTCATAGCCCTTGTGAGATCCACCATATTAGAACTGGAACAGGAGCTGGAAGGAAAGCGCATTGGTCTAAAGCTATCGGTCTATGCCCTACACATCATCGTCTGGGCGGTCATGGCGTTGCTATCCATGCAGGTATTAGAGCATTTGAGCAAGCTGTTGGCATGAGTGAGGTAGAGTTACTATCAAAACAACTAGACCTATTGAATGGCACGACCTAACATTTTATCCAATTAACTTATGGAATTTACCAATGCTTAAAGAAACAGTAATACATGAAACATGGGAAAATGGTGAAAAGATAGAGTTAAAATGGTGTGGAAGATGCCAGCAATCATTACCATTATCTATGTTCGCTAAAAATAAAGTAAAGAAAGATGGTCTGCAAGAAAGATGTACGCCATGTAGAAGCATTTATCATAAAACAGATGGTCGTAATACAAAACGTGAGTTGCTATTAAAGACAAGATATAATGTAAATGTTGAATGGTATGAAGCAAAGTTAAAAGAACAAAACAATTGCTGTGCTATATGTAAAAATAAACAAGCTGGCAATAAAAGTTATGCGGTAGATCATTGTCATAAAACAGAAAAAGTTAGGGGATTGCTTTGTGATGTTTGCAATAGAGCAATTGGAATGTTAAATGATGATGTAAATATACTGCAAAATGCTATAAATTATTTAAAGGAAAATAATGTCTGATAATGTAAATCCAAATCACTATAGGCAAGGCGCAATTGAATGTATTGATGCTCTTGAGGCTGCTACGATTAATCTCAAAGGGCTAGAGGCTGTTTGTACTGCTAACGCAATTAAGTACCTATGGCGCTGGAAAGAAAAGAATGGTGCAGAGGATTTACGTAAAGCACAGTGGTACATTACCAAGCTATTGACTGTTATACAAAACTCGTGATATAGTCGCAGTACCAGAAATGGTAATACTCCTTCTCCGAGTAATTTCTTGGACTTCGGTTAGTGGATCGACCAAGCGAGATGAAACTAACCACTTTACAGAATATTGCGTACTTGACTGATCCTCAAGCGCAATTAGGGATAACGAGAGATGATCACCTACGTTATGATGAATACTAGATACATCTCTGCTCCGTGATAGCAGACCCTAAAAAATCACCTATACATAAAAGGTGCAGATATGATTAAAGGCTTACTAGATACAAAAACAACAATCCCATCTGCATCAGAGATTGCAAAGAATACAGAGAATGCAATCAAAAACTTCTCATTAGTTCCTCAAGATCCATCACAACCAAACACAGCAGTCTGGGCAAAGATGGGTAAGATGTGGCGCATCACACCAGCAGAAGCAAAGCGTAGACGCTGCGGTAACTGCGAATATTACGAAAACACTCCATCAATGTTTGAGGCGATGGAATCAATCCCACTAAACAAATACGATTTATATGATGGCCAAGCACAACGTGGCTATTGTCATAAGCTAGACTTTATCTGCCATAACTCTCGTGTCTGCAGCGTATGGGAAGAGAAAGAATACGAAGTTCCATCTGAAGAGGATTAATTATGTTACGTAACGCAAACAAAGCAGCAGATAAGATCGCTAAAGTATTGGGCGAGTTCAAAGACAAAGGCCTTCACTCTGGCGCTGGTGGTAAGATCGTCAAGTCACGTAAGCAAGCTATTGCAATCGCCATGAGCGAAGCAGGTATGGCTAAAAAAGGTAAGAAATAATGGCCTGTAAACCTAAAGGTAAGAAGCCACCTAAAAAATGAACGATCACTGGTTTGTAATCGCGTTGGCTGTCCTAGCTAACGTAACACTAATTCTTAACGCAATTCATCACTGGTAAAATATGGCAGGTTTGTTAGACCAAAATATGTTTGATCAAATGTCAGCATGGGATAAGACTAAAGCTATTGGCTCTGGTCTTCTTTCTGCTGGTGGCTTTATGGTTAGGCATCCATTGCAGTACCTAGAGCATAGCGAATATCCAGAAAAGTTGCGTAATACACTCGCTGAAACATATCCAGAGATGGCTACAGAGCGAGTTAACAGAAACCCATTAGACGTTGCCATTAATTATGGTGGCGGTTATCAATTTGGTGCTTTGCCTAGCACAAACTTACAAGATGCTGATAAGATGGCAAAAGCGTATCAGTTGATTGATTACTTATATGCAGAAAATCCACAGCAAAAACAAGATGCGTGGAAAGATTACCAAGAGAATATGGCTGGAGTACGTGCAGCTATTGCTAACAAACGAGTAGGTAAGAACTTAAACATACCTGCAGCATCATACGGATACATAAAGAATCGTTAATATAGGATCACCAACCCACGTGGAGTGATTAATTATGCCAACACAAGCAAAACTAAATCCAAGACACCAGCAATTAATTCGCGACAAAATTAAAGCTGGATTATTAGTAGACAAACTACAAAGATGCGCTCTAGATGGATTAGAGTTGACATCCCAGCAGATGAAGGCAATAGAGATATTGCTCAAGAAGTCAGTACCTGATCTATCGTCAATGGAATTGACAGGAGATGCAGAGAAGCCAATGACCATGAAGGTGATTACAGGCGTACCTAATGACTGAAGACATCGAATTGCTGGAAGAGGAGATTGAGGAATCTCCACCAGATTTAGGTTACAGGCCAAGAGATCCGCAGCTAGAAATTCATAGGGCAGTAAACAAGTATCGTTTTACTGTCGTTGTAGCTCATAGGCGTATGGGTAAGACTGTGTCTGCTATTTTGCATTTAATTAATGCAGCGCTTAACAACGAAAAAGTTAATCCTCGTTATGCGTACATAGCACCAACATACGCACAGGCAAAGCGTGTGGCGTTCGACTACTTGGTAGACTATACAAGACCATTGGGCGCTAAAGTAAACATCGCAGAGCTGCGTGTAGACTTTCTTGGTAGACGAATCAGTTTGTATGGTTCAGAAAATGCAGATGCATTGCGAGGCCAATATTTTGATGGTGTCGTTTTAGACGAGATAGGTGATCAGAACCCCAAAATCTGGAACGAGATTGTACGGCCAGCACTGGCAGATAGAAATACAGAAGACTGCAACACATGGTGTCTATTCATTGGTACACCAAAGGGTAATAACCACTTTGCAGACTTTAAAGAGAGAGCAATCAACGGTAACGGCTGGAAGTTCCTAGAGTTTAAGGCCAGCGAAACTGGTATCCTAGACAAGCAGGAGTTGGCTGCTGCTAAAGCAGAGATGGGTGAAGACAAGTTCCGTCAAGAGTTTGAATGCTCGTTTGATGCACCTGTCGAGGGGGCATATTATGGAGCGCTTCTTAATAAGGCTGAAGAGCAAGACAGGATTACGAAAGTTCCTAGAGATCAACTATCCAAGCTGGTTTGTAGCTGGGATTTGGGCGTTAGTGATTCTACTTGTATCTGGGTGGCTCAAATAGTTGGTA